GTACTTCTTATTAATTCATTTAAAGGTTTTTCAATAGTTGAATCCATATCTAAATATATACCTCCGTATTTATATAAAACTAAATATCTCCAAAAATCAACCTTTGCCACGATAATATTTAATTTATTATAACATTCTGAGATTAACCCGCTATAATGTTCATTAACAAAAATATCCATATCATTATCGTTATATAAATGATACGAATATTCAGGGTTTAATTTTTGTATAACATCTATTTTTTCTTGAATTAATGGGTGTAACTCTTTTGTATGCCAAGACTGAAATATATTCTTTTGTATCATTAATATTATTACATAATATATTTTTATATAAAAATTTAAAACAAACTATTTTTCATTTATGTTCTAATGTAGAATGCATCACCCCAACCAAATTGTTTATAAATGCGTGTCTCTGCTCTTTCAAATCCGAATGATTTAAGATATGAATCGATTGACACAATTGAATCACATCCTTTATACACTTCTTCTGTATTGACTTCGGTATAAATATAGTTAATATGGTGCAAATATTTTTCCATGGATTTTAAAGCTCTCAGTTCAACTCCTTGAATATCTAGATTTAAGAAATTTAACCGTTCTATTGGAATACTATGTTTTTCAATCAACGAATCTAAACGCGTTGTTTTTTGTATATGAGATGATACATAATGAACTTGTGGGTGATGTTTGGAATGACTTCCGAATTCCAAGATGGACGAACTTTGACCATTATTAGATATATTAAATGTTACATCGTCATTATCAACGACATCAATTAATGCGTTGTATATATTAAGGATTCCTTTTTCTTTCATCTTATTCGCCAATACTTCTTGACCCTCTACCCAATAAATATTATTACTAGCTAATCCACCATTCAAATAATCGTTTAATTCTTCGCATTCGTGTGCACCAACATGAAGAATACCCGAAACTTTAATATTATATTTTTGTATTAATTCTTTGTATGGAATTAACATTAATATTATACTATTTATTTATTTAAATACTTTCAACCAAGTTATAATATCTATGATGAACCATATTTACATATTTACGTGTATGTGAAACAGTTGTTGTATATACACTTCCATTATGAACTACATGATTATATACTAAGTTAGGTACAATATATATATGTAAGTCTAATTGTTCTAATAATAATACATTAAATAAGATAACATCACACGCCGAAGAATTCATAATTAATTCACGGTCATTCTCCAAATTTATATTATTTATAAGATATTTATTTATAATATAATTTCCGGTATTCATGAATGTTGTTAATCCAGTATATCCCAATTGGTCTTTTGAATATTGTTTCAAGTTGGTTTTATTGATACACACGTTTGATAAATGACTATAATTAAAATTGGGTTTTGCCCAACTTGGAGCTAATATAGTATTTTTTTTCAAATTATGGGTTTCAATGAATTGTTTGCTTACCGAAAAATAATTATAATCCGCAAAATTATCCGAATCTATTAAAACAATCCACTCGTGTTTAGCCATTTTACAGCAAATCATTTTATTTAAAAATGGGCCTAGTTTGGAAGCATTGGTATGTATTCTTATTTTTGGATGATTTGGAAAATCTCTATTTATTTTAGTAGCATCATTACCATTTTCGTCACATATGATGATTTCATCTATAAGGTCAATATTCAGATAAAGTGGCAAATATTGTTTTAAGAAAGTATCGTATCGATCCATCGTCGGGATACATAAACTGAACATTATATTCAAATATAAATATATTATTTAAATATAAATAATGAAAGTTCATTTTAAAATAAAAGGTCGTCTAGGTAATGCTATATTTAGATATATGGCTTCTTGTATAATATGTATAGAAACCAATAATGAATATAGTTCTAATTCAGGTGGAACACTTGAATTAAGTGACGCGATGTTTTTGAATATAGTCCAATGTTTATTAGCAGATAAACCACTCGCCTTACCTAGAGAAAATATATCTATGAATGGATTTTATCAACACGACCAGATATACAAAAAATTTAGAAATAAAATATTTTCATTTATAAACGAACATCCTGATCATTTAATCATTACAGATGGAATAACCGCGGGTGATCGTAAGTACGAAACATTTAAAATCTATGATATTTTAAATACACCCATTCATTTTAAAAAAATATATAAAAATGTCATACATTTACGTTTGGAAGATTTTGTCACACATAATTTATATATAAGTATAGATAAAATTATAGGTTTGATGGATCGTGATATATTAACCGAAGATACTGTATGTATTGTTTGTAACAAACCTACAACACCATTCGAACATAATTATATTATGACATTGACTTCTTTTTTGAAGAAAAAAAATAAAAAGGTTTATATGGAACATAATGATGTTTTAACCGACTATTATATTATGAAAGAGGCGGAATTATTGATTTGTTCAAAAAGTACTTTATCATGGAGCGCCGCATTCTTTTCGGATAAAAATAAAATTTGTTATTTCCCTAATTATACTATAACTGGACCCAATATGACTTGTAAATATCCTACCGATAATACAATATTATTTACTTGTTGAATCTTTTTTAATTGTATATGGATGCCATATGCATTTATCAAAAAAGGACCTCCAATAACAATATGTTTCATAATCATCCGGAGTACCCCAACAAATATAATGTTCTACTTCAAATACTTTTACTTTTAATCCGTCTTTTATATTTTGATTTAAAACATCGTCTACATAAAATTCATTGTTTGAACGAATATTTTCATTGTAGTTTGCGTGAAGTCCATCTACAAAATAACTACCTTTACGGAAAAACATAGTGCCAATTATAACATGACTAGTTTTCAAATTATGTTTTGTTTCATGAAATTTTTTACATGAGACATTTTTTATAAAATCATTTTCATCCGTTTCTAACCAAGCATACATATTTGGATTATGTTTGCTGGTTGGTTCATTTCGAAACGTCCATACTATTATATCAATCGATGTATCAAGTAATAATTTATTATAAGCTTCTTTATTATAATAGACTCCATTATCACACGCGCTTATAAATATTGGTTTATCTAAATTTAAATGTTTCATACCTATTTCACAAGTACACGCCTGACCTTCAGTTAAATAATCAATGCAATAGATTTCGGCATTTTCATAATATTGTAATATTGTTTTCTTTAATGGATATTGGTTTACGTGTTCTTGTTGACAAATAAATACTTGATTGGTTGTTTTTGGTAAGCATTGAACTGCCTGAATAATCATTGGTTTATCATTTACTGAAATGAAAGGTTTTGGATCTTTATAACCTTTTTCTGAAAAACGACTACCTGCACCAGCCATCGGTAATATTAAAGTTGTATCTAGTATATCTTCATAGTCTTCTTGATGATTTATAATTTGTTTGAAGTATTTTGACCAATTATTATATATTTCAAGATCATACGGGGTACCCCATTGCAACATATGATTTATTTCAAAAATACTTACTTTTAAATGATCCTCTACTAATAAATTATAGGCCATAGATACGTAATATTCACCATTAACACTTTGTTTAGAATTCATCATTTTTTGAAAATAAGTTTTCATAATTTTTCCAGATTTAAAATAATATGTTCCGTTAGAAGCATATTCTTCCATACGATTGTCGGTAAATGGTTGTTTTTCTTGTATTTTATTCATCCATCTTGACTCGGGATGTGTTTCTTTTAAGAAAGCATAATTATCAATTCCTAACATATGTGGATGAAATCCTTTATAACAAGCAATAGCACCATCTGCATTTCTGGAACGAGTATCCTTTAAAAAATCTGCATAATCCCAATCAGTTCCATAATCACAGTAACTCACAATTACTTCATCATCATCATTTATGTGTTCAAAAATTAAGGATACAGCATGTACCGGACCTTGCCTTCCTTCAATTGGCACTTCATATATTTTTCCTTCTGGACAAAAAGAGTTTAATATCGATTTCATATTAGTTGTTTTTAAATGCGTATCGTTACAAATAAAAGAAATGTTGTTTTCATTTGGAAATAAATTAACAACGTGTTGTATTATAGGTATTCCATCTACTTCAATTAACGGTTTTGGATCATTATAACCAGCTTCTACAAAACGTTTTCCGATACCAGACATTGGAATAATTATTTGCATTTTAGTATATACAAAAAAAATATATTTAAATACATTTTTTGTTATTTCCATTTTTCAATATTATAATGTTTGGTACATATCATATCCAAAATAATATCATTTTTTTGAAAATATTCTTTATATTTTAATAGTTTTTCAGTCTGTTGTTGTAATTCAGGAGATACAAAACATAATTTAAAATTCATACCTTTTAATTGATTATATATTTCAAGTGTTAATGGATTTTGTGTAAAGCAATCAATCCATACCCAATTTAATGTGTTTTTCATATTTCGAATCGTGTCCAATCCTTCAAACTCAGAAAAACGTAAAGCCATATTTTTTTCACCACTTAATACCAACTTATGAATCATTGGAAACGATGAATCAAGAAAAAAATAATCTTTAATATTGTATTTTTGTAATAATTCAAGTATTTTCCATTCAATTCTTTCACTTTTAATATTTAATATGATGAATGAATGATGATAATGTTTTAAATATTCTTCAAATAATTCACCTAAGATAAAAGGATCGTGAGCTAGATGTATTTCTCCATTTACATTGTCTCTTAAATCTATTTCAATTCCATATTCTATGGGTATTTCCGTTAATTCAGCAATAGTGTTTATCCGATGACAACAATACATAGAGTAAATAGTGAAAACCCTTTAAATGAATGAATTTGTTTCATTTATATAGTTTTCATGTACTAATCCTGTCCATCCGACTTTCCAAATATATTTTTCATTGTTTATAATTACATTTTTAGGTGGAACATAATCTTTTATTCTATCATCTCCTCTGATAATACTATATTTCCAATCATAATCTTTTCTTATAAATTTTTTATCTTGTTCTGAAAATTTATGATTAAATATATCAATAAACTCTTCTCTAGTATATGGAGAAATATCTTGAATAAGATTTTTTAAATAATCTCCATAAATTAAACAATTATATAGACTTTCATTTAAATAAGGTTCAAAAGTTCTGTTATATAATCCATTAAGTTTAATGTCCATATTTTTTATGAAATTATATGTATTACAATAAATATTCATTGAATTTTTATTTCCAAAACAAATGGCATCTGACATAAAAGGTGGAGATAAATTAAATGCACTTATTCTACACGATAGATTAATATTATTCAATATTAACTCTTTACTATCATCTTTATGAAATTCTACTTGATTTAGATTACGAAATATAATGTCTGAGCGTAATTTACATATTATATCAAATTCTATATTATTATCTTTTTCATATTTTTCAATTAAATTAAAATTATTTAAATCATTATAAAAACAAGATAATTGATTATAGGAACCCAAATATTTTCTATTATTTTTTAATCTATTCTCTAGCCAGTCCTTTTCATAAAAGAATGGTTTAAATTCGTAATATCCTATTTCATCTCTAAAACAATCTATTATTTCATTACACATTTCATTAGTATTAATTGAAAAAAATATTCTAATATTATATTTTTTTTCACTTTTTAAATGTTGTATAATTGGAATCAAACATTTATTATAAAACTTAATTCTGCCACTAATAAATATTGCCAAGTTAATCATATTTAAATATAATATACGAAAATATTTAAACCTATATTAAACAATTTATAAAGTATAACTAAAAGAACTATTTAATCCATTATCTAATTTATCAACTTCATTTATAATAAATTCTTTTGTTAAAAATGTATTATTACTATTCCAACCTGTATTTGAACCATCTGTATATTGTACTACAACTGAATTATGTTTTACTTCTATTATTTCACCAATAATATCATCTTTTTTTACTCTCATATATGTTTTAAATGTATTACTTTCTGTATGATGTGTGTTATAATCATAAAACACTTCTACACAATCTAAACTATATTTAAATCTTTTATTTACTTCTAAAAAAGTAGGAGAAATTATAGCAGTTAATTTAGTAGTTGGTTTTGAAAATAATACATTAGCAATACCTCCTCCTATACAACCAACTACATGAGTAGCATTCGCAAAATAAGCTATTTTCTCTATGGACGATAATTTTTCAGTAAATACTTCCACATATCCTTTCTTTGTTAATTTATCTACTAATTGGTCTTCATTCACTAACTTTCTTCGTTGAGTATAATTTGTTCCTATATTTGAAAAATCATTATGTAAATGGGTACGTCTGGATATATATATTTTTTTGGGTGTTTCATTTTTATAAATATCTAATACTTTTTGAGAAATTGTTTGGTAAAAATTATATATTTCTTTTCTTGGAGGTAAATTGGAATCAAAATCATGCGTATAAGATGTAGAAACAAATACATTTTTATATTCAAAGTTTGAATTAAGAATTTCTATATCTGTATTATTAATTCCTATTAGTTCTAACATTTCTGTTACAAATGGATAATGACTATTTTTTTGGGGGTTAGGATATTGCATTAATAGTTTTAAATCTGGAATTTCTTTTTTTAATTCATAATAACTTATCAAATAGGGTAAACTATCATATAAAAAATGAAAATAGTTATCAGTATTATAAACAAAAAAAAAATAATTACCTTCTAATCTATTATTGTCTTTTGGTTCGTAATCAAATTTCATATATTTTTCATAAATAGTTCCCATATTTAAAGACATAGTTTTTTCTAGTAATGGTAAATAAAGGGTATTTTCTGAATATAATAGACAATTTGGATAATATAAATTATGACCGGATATGTTCGAGTTAGAAAATTTATATATGTTGAT